GAGGTATGAATCATTTTTACCGACTGTGGCATGATGCAGAACTAGGTAGAAACGAATACGTCACCACAGACGTTCATTGGTCAGAAGTGCCAGGCAGAGATGAAGCGTGGAAAGAACAGACGATTAAGAACACATCAGAAGCACAGTTCCGTGTTGAGTTTGAGTGTGAGTTCTTAGGGTCTGTTGATACATTGATCTCACCAGCCAAGTTGAAGACTATGGTGTATGATGAACCAATCAATCGTGGAAAAAGAGGTGGAGAGATATATGAGAATCCAATAGATAAACACAATTATTCAATTACTGTTGACGTTGCAAGGGGTGTGGAGAAAGACTATTCTGCCTTCATAGTGTTTGATACTACAGAGTTTCCATATAAAGTGGTTGCCAAATATAGAAACAATACTATCAAACCAATGTTGTTTCCAAATGTTATTTTAGATTTTGCAAAGGCATATAACAACGCATACGTTCTATGTGAGGTAAATGATATAGGAGATCAGATTGCATCTATACTATTCTATGATATGGAATATGAAAATGTATTGATGACTGCAATAAGAGGTAGAGCTGGACAGGTATTAGGACAAGGATTCTCTGGTAGTAAGGTACAACTAGGAGTGAAGATGTCTAAGACTGTTAAAAAAATCGGTTCTCTCAATCTAAAAACTCTAATTGAAGCGGATAAACTTATAGTCAAAGACTATAATATTATTGCAGAACTTACAACCTTCATTGAGAAATCAAACTCATTCGAGGCAGAAGAAGGATGTAATGATGACCTCGCCATGTGTCTAGTCATATTTGCATGGTTAGTGATGCAAGATTATTTCAAAGAGATGACAGATGATGATATAAGAAAGAGAGTGTATGATGATCAGAGAGATCAAATAGAAGCAGACATGGCTCCATTTGGTTTCATACAGGATGGTGTATCTGAGGAAACTTCATTCGTAGACAAAGAAGGTGATAGATGGCATGTTGATGAATATGGTGATCGTTCTTTCATGTGGGATTACTTATGATTAGTCCAACAGAAGTAAATGAATCACTGAACGATCTAAGACCATACATTGAGGCAGATGGTGGATACTTAGAGTTTGTGGAGATTGATTATAATTTAGAAGAGAATATGAGAATGTATTATGGTGTAAGGGAAGGAGAGGAAGCTGCAATAGTAAAAGTAAGATTACATGGTGCTTGTTCTACATGTGCTATGAGTTCACAGACATTAAAGATGGGCATAGAAAGACATCTCACCATGAAGTTTCCAGAGATAGTAGGCGTAATTCAAGTAGAGTAATGGAATTAGATGATCCAGTTCTGTTTCTGCATGAGAGAAAATGTAGGGTATGTGGCAAAACTTACCCACTGACAGAGGGATTCTATCTGTCTAGGAAGAATAGAGGAGAGAAACCTTCCTCATATTCATATGAATGTAAGACATGCACCATTGACAGAGTAAAAAAGAAAAGGAGAAGAGATAAGCCAGACATATATCCTGATTGGTAGAGGGTTCATGTATCGTTTCCCCAGTGAAAAAGTAGCAATTTCTAAATAATAACAGAGAAAACAACTGAGATCTTCGAGGAACACTAACATGGCGCTTAATCTAGTATCTCCAGGCGTTAAGGTAAGAGAGGTAGACCTAACCGTAGGAAGAATAGACGGTATCAACGATCAGGTTGGAGCTATTGCAGGACCTTTTGGAAAAGGACCTGTCAATGAACCAGTCTTAATCGAAACAGAGGCCGACTTACTTGCAACGTTTGGTAAACCATACTCTGCTGATGGACAGTACGAGTATTGGATGTCTGCATCTTCATTCCTATCATACGGTGGAGTGTTGAGAGTATTGAGAAGTGGCAATGACATGCTATCCAATGCTAACGCACCTGTGGGTGTTGCAATTACTAATCTATCTGTTAAGTCACAGGAAGATTATTATAATAACTTCAACAATCTTGCACAAGAGTTCTTATATGCTGCAAGATCACCTGGCTCTTGGGCTAACGATCTTAAAGTTTGCACCATTGACTCTATCGCAGACCAAAGAATTGCAATCGGTACTGATGGACTTAATGTTGGATTTGCAGTTACTGCTGGATTCTCAACTAGTGTTGCAAATAATGATGGTACTGTTGGTATCGAAACAGGCTATCTTAAAGGAATTATTACTGGCGTTAACGAAGGATCAGTTGATGTTAAGATTGTCGCAAAACACGACGTAACTAATGATGTTTGGAGTGCTGTTGATTACGAAGAAGGATCAGACGTTGCATCTTTCCAAGGATATGACATAAGCATTTACAATGACAACTTCTCATCTGACATCTATGTAAACCACCCCAACCGTTTGAAGATCTTCAATACAAGTGGTAACTCAGTATCAGTTGAAAGAACTAGATTCCAAGCTGAAATAGGTCTTGGTTCTACAACTATCTCATTCGGACCTGACTTTAACACACTTAAGTCTGCACCTGGCGATACTATCAAGTCTCTTAACGGAACTTACTCTGGTACTATTGTTTCTTACGCAACAACTGGTGGTCTTTCTAACGTCATCATGGACACTCAGGCAACTGTTGCATTTGCAAACACAGCGTTCATTGTTAAGTCTGGTGTTGATAGTGGAATCTACCTAAGAGAAGGTAACACTATTACTGACTGGTACAATCATCAAACTCTAGGACTTACAAACAGTACAGTTTTCTGGAGTCAGATTGCAGATCGTCCTTCTACATCTGAGTATGCTAAGGGTAGAAGTTCCAGATATGACGAGATGCACCTTGTAGTTGTAGATGACACAGGTAAAGTAACTGGTACATCTGGAAACGTTTTAGAGAAGTGGGTAGGATTATCAAAGGCAACAGACGCTAAGGTATCTCCATCTACAAACATCTACTACAAAGACTACATTGCACAGTTCTCTAACAATGTATTTGTTGGTGCTGCACAAACTGGTATTGGTCTAAAACACACAATGCTAAGTGGTTACACAATCGACGCAACTGGTGTTTGGTCACAAGAAACTCAGGGTGTTACATTCAACGGTTCTGGTCCTAAGATCTTCTCCTTATCAAATGGAAACGATTACGGTGGAACTGGTAGATATGTTTGTTCACTCGGAGAAGTTATCAAGTCATACACTGTTCTAGATAACCCCGCTGAGTATTCAATTAACTTCCTTATCCAAGGTCCTTCAAGTGGAGATTCAATCTACGAGGCACAAGCTAAGGCAAACAAACTACTAAGTATTGCATCAACTAGAAAAGATTGTGTTGCATGTATTTCACCATACAGAGCTGGAGTTGTTGGTTTAACTAACTCAGATACACAAACTTCAAACATTGTTGCTTTCTACGATACATTACAGTCTACTTCTTATGGAGTATTTGATTCTGGATACAAATATACATTTGACAGATTCAACAACACCTTTAGATATATTCCATTAAATGCAGACATTGCTGGATTGATGGCAAGAACATCTATTAATTCATTCCCTTGGTTCTCCCCCGCTGGAGCTCAAAGAGGTGCAATTAATAATGCACTTAAACTTGCTTACAACCCATCTCAAGCACAGAGAGATATTCTTTATCCTAAGAGAATTAACCCTGTGGTATTCTCACCTGGCGCTGGCATCGTACTATTCGGTGATAAAACTGCACAGAAAGAAGCATCTGCATTTGACAGAATCAACGTTCGTCGATTGTTCCTAACAATTGAAGGAACTATCGAGAGGGCTGCAAGATCACAGTTATTTGAATTTAACGATGATCTTACAAGAACAAACTTCTTGAATATCGTTGAACCATATCTTCGTGATGTTAAGGCTAAGAGAGGTATTTCAGACTTCGTGGTCATTTGTGATGAAACCAATAACACACCTGATGTTATTGATTCAAATACCTTTAAGGCAGACATCTTCGTGAAGCCTGCACGTTCTATCAACTTCATCGGACTAACATTCGTTGCAACTAGAACTGGCATCAGCTTTGATGAAGTTGTAGGTTCCGCCTAACTTTAATAAATACACCGAAGAGGACTTTTAAAAAATGGCAAATAGAAATGCGCCTGGATTAGACACAAGAACCATCGATGACTTTAAATCGAAGCTCGTCGGTGGTGGTGCTCGCCCCAATCTGTTCGAGGTAGAGTTAGTCTTCCCCAATGGATTAGGAGAACAAGATGCAGAAGAAAAGGGTAGATTCCTTGTTAAGGCTGCAAACCTCCCTGCATCTAACATCAACGTAATTGACGTTCCTTTCAGAGGAAGGAATCTTAAGATCGCTGGTGATAGAACATTTGATGTTTGGACAATCACAGTTATCAACGATACTGATTTCCTTATCAGAAATGCTTTTGAGAGATGGATGAACGCTATCAACAAACATGATAACGCAACTGGAGAAGTGACACCAGGCGATTATCAGACTGATATGTATGTCAACCAGATCGGTAGAGCTCCTTTATCAAAAGGACTTGGTGGTTCTCAAACAAACCAACAAAAACTTCCTATACTTAGAAAGTATAAATTCCACGGTACATTCCCAACTAATGTTAGTGCGATTGAACTTTCATACGATCAAACAGATTCTATCGAAGAGTTTACAGTTGATCTACAAGTTCAGTGGTGGGATGTTTTTGATGGTGAAAGTAATCCACTATTAACAAATCAGACAGTTGACGGAACTGGAGCTGGTGCAAGTACATCACAACAGTAAAGACGTAATCTAAAACTTGTGTTATAATATAAGATAAATAACTGGGACAGCCCAGTAGTAGTGAGTTAATGGCTAAATTATTTGGTTTTAAAATAGAGAAAGAGGACGATCAATCGAAAGGTGTCGTCTCTCCTGTACCTCAGTCTAACGAGGATTCATCGGACTATTATGTTTCGAGTGGATTCTATGGGCAGTATGTTGACATTGACGGTGTATTCAAGTCAGAATTTGAGTTAATAAAAAGATATCGAGAGATGGCATTGCATCCAGAGGTGGACTCTGCCATTGAAGATATAATAAATGAAGCAATAGTTTCAGACCAGAATGATTCTCCAGTTCAAATAGATTTGGAGAATCTTCCAGCATCTGCGAAGCTTAAAGAATTAATTAGAGACGAGTTCAAAAAAGTAAAAGAAGTTATAGGATTCGATAAGAAGTGCCATGAGATATTAAGAAACTGGTATATTGATGGTAGAATTTACTATCATAAAGTAATTGATGTTGAGAAACCAGAAGAAGGACTCAAGGAAGTTAGATATATTGACCCACTCAAAATTAAATTAGTAAGGAAATTAAAAACTGATCCTACACTCAGAGGTGCGATCAAACAGATCAATGCAAATAATCCAGCTGATGTAGAGACTCCTGAGATAGAAGAGTATTACCAATACGATCCAAGTGCAACACAGAGTAAAAATGCTCTAGGCGCTATAGGTCAAACACCTTTCTCTACTAAACAAAGACCAGTAAAGATTGCACCAGATGCCATCACATTCTGTCACTCAGGTTTAGTTGATAGGAACAAACAAACTATTCTTTCTTACTTACATAAGTCAATCAAAGCACTCAATCAACTTAGGATGATTGAAGATAGTTTAGTAATATACAGACTTTCTCGTGCTCCAGAAAGAAGAATATTCTATATTGATGTAGGTAACTTACCTAAGTTAAAAGCGGAACAATACCTCAAAGAGGTGATGAATCGTTATAGAAACAAACTTGTATATGATGCAAGTACAGGTGAGATTCGTGATGATAGAAAGCATATGAGTATGCTTGAAGACTTTTGGCTACCTAGAAGAGAAGGTGGTAGAGGAACTGAAATCACTACATTGCCTGGTGGACAAAATCTAGGTGAACTATCTGATATAGAATACTTCCAGAAGAAACTATACAGATCACTTGGAGTTCCAGAATCTCGTATAGCTGGATCGGGAGAAGGATTCAACTTAGGTAGATCATCTGAGATACTAAGAGATGAGATCAAGTTCACTAAGTTTGTTGGTAGAATGAGAAAGAGATTTTCTCATCTATTCAATGATTTATTGAAGACTCAATTGATTCTCAAGAATATCGTTACACCAGAGGATTGGGACGTTCTATCAGATCATATACAATATGATTTTGTATACGATAATCACTTTGCAGAACTCAAAGAAACAGAATTACTAAACGAAAGACTAGGCGTTGTTGCTGCTGTTGATCCTTACGTTGGTAAATACTTCTCACTCGATTATGTTCGTAGACATATTCTCAAGCAAAAGGATGAAGAGATCATCGAGATCGACAAGCAAATGGCGAAGGAAATTAAGGATGGCAAACTTGCTGATCCTATGGAAGTACAACAACTTCAAATGGGTGTTCATCCAGAACAGATGCCTGGCGGTGCTATGAATCCAGATCCAAATATGGGTCAAATGCCACAAGACCCAGAGATGGATGGTAGTGCTACAGAAGCACCAGAAATGCCACAAGGCGGAGAAATATAAATAATACTAGTCTAATTCTATATTACCAATTTTATGGATAATGATTTACTTGACATGATCGCATCTGGCGAGGATGGATCTGCAACTGAGATACATGATAAGATCAAAGAGATCTTATACAACAAGGCTGCGGAGAACATTGATCTCGTTAAGCCTGCGGTGACTGCCGATATGTTCGGTGGACCTAATCCCTATCTTCAAGATGAGGGAGAGGTAGAGACTGAGCCAGCTGATGGCACACCTAGTTCTGTTGAGGATACAGCAGAAGTTGAAGCACCTGTCGCTGAGGCAGAGCCTGTAGATGATGAAGTAGAAGAAGAACAACCTGAGGCTTAACTAATGAAACTCATCACAGAAGAGATCGAAACCGCCAAGGTTCTTGTCGAAGAAAAAAACGGCAAGAAGAATATGTTTATTGAAGGTATCTTTTTACAAGGAAACCTTAAGAACAGAAATGGACGTTTTTATCCTGTAGAAACTCTTGAAAAAGAGGTCAACAGATACAACGAAGCATTTGTAGGCAAAGGTCGTGCTCTTGGTGAGTTGGGACACCCAGAAGGGCCAACGGTTAATCTTGACAGAGTATCTCACAAAATTGTAGACCTTCATAAAGAAGGAACTAATTTTGTAGGAAAAGCACAACTCCTCAATACACCTATGGGTACGATTGCACAGTCATTATTAGATGACGGTGTTACTCTTGGAGTATCATCAAGAGGAATGGGAAGTCTTAAAGACACTAGCGAAGGCTACAAAGTTGTCGGTGAAGATTTCATGCTTGCAACTGCTGCTGATATAGTAGCAGATCCTTCAGCACCAGACGCATTTGTGAATGGTATTATGGAGGGAGTTGATTGGGTCTGGGAAGCTGGAATTCTCAAAGCAAGAGAATCACAGATTGCAGTTATAGAAGAAAAAACTATGACTCACCCAGCGATTGCAGCTGCTGAACCTGAGAAGGCAGTAGAGGCAGTCATTGAGAAGACTCAAAAAACTATAAATAAATTAGTAGATCAGAATCAACTTGACGAGAAGAAACTGGAAATCTTCCAGAACTTCCTATCAAATCTCTGATTTAATAAATAAACATAGATTATACGATATCTAACACGTTTTTAGACGGAGAGTTCAAAATGTCTCGTGGAGATTTACAAGAAATGGAAGTAAAGACACAGCAATCCAAAACGGCTGTAAATAGTGGAGCTGGAAAGGGAGATCCTATGCCAACCACTCCAAATTACGTTCCAGATGGTCAAGGTGCTGTTGAAGATCTTGGTGGTCCTACACCTGAGAACTCAAAGCCTGATGACAACAGTAACATGCTTAAGACACCAACTGGTACTATTAAGCAAGTTAAGGATGTGATAACAAAGAACGCTGGAAAAGCTGATCCTATGCCTACTGCACCAAAATATGCCGAAGAGGCAGAAGTCGATGAGACTCAAGAAGTTGTTGCCGAAGAGCCCGCTAAAGAGGGTGAAGAGGTAGTTGCTGAAGAGGAGAAAGTCGATCTAAACGCCGCCATAGAGGAAGATGTTAACGCACTTCTATCTGGTGAGGATTTATCCGAAGAGTTTAGAGAGAAAGCTAAGACAATCTTTGAAGCGTCTATCAACGCAAAGATCACTGATATCGAAAATCAATTGAACGAAGAGTACGCTAAGGCACTCACCGAACAGGTTGAGGAAATCAAAGTCGAATTGACTGAGAGAACTGACGCATACCTCGAATATGTCGCCCAAGAATGGATGGAAGAAAATGCTCTCCAAGTCGAGAATGGAATCAAGACTGAGATGACAGAATCCTTCATGGAAGGCATGAAAAAGCTTTTTGAAGAACATTATGTACAATTGCCTGAAGATAAATATGATGTCCTAGAAAACATGGTGGACAAACTTGATGAAATGGAGACCAAGCTCAATGAGCAGATAGAAAAGAACGTTTCACTCAACCAAAAACTTGGTGAGTCAACCGCTCAGACTGTCTTTAATAACGTTGCTGAAGGACTTGCAGTATCTCAGAAAGAGAAACTACAAAGTCTTGCAGAAAGTGTTGAGTTTGAAAGTGAAGAATCCTATCGTGGAAAAATCGAAACTCTGAAAGAATCTTATTTCGGACAGAAGAAGACAACTACCACAACGTCCGCTCCTCAAGAACTAAAAGAAGAAGCAGCACATGTTGAGCCAGCTACTGGTGCAATGGCCGCTTATCTTGACGCACTTGGACGTATGAAATAGGAACTCGTTAATTTTTAACTAAACACAACCCAAGACGATGCAACAAAACATCAATTACCAACAACTCACTGAAAAGTGGGCACCCCTTCTAGATCACGAAGGATCAGATCCAATCAAGGACGCACACAGACGTAATGTTACTGCTGTTCTCCTTGAGAACCAAGAGCAAATGCTCAGAGAAGAGAATGCTTTCCAGTCATTGACTGAGGCATCACCAACTAACTCCGCTGGAACAGGTGGATTTACTGGTTCAGCAACACCTGCTGGCCCTGTTGCTGGTTTCGACCCAGTTCTTATCTCATTGATACGTCGTGCAATGCCAAACTTGGTCGCATATGACCTTGCTGGTGTACAACCAATGAGTGGCCCAACTGGTTTGATCTTCGCAATGAGATCCAGATTCACTAATCAGAGTGGAACTGAGGCTCTATTCGATGAACCAGATACAAGTTTCTCTGGACAGAACTCATCACAAAATCTTACATCTGGATTTACAGATGTTGCTGCTGGTTTCGGTACAACTTCTCCACAGAAAGGTACAAACCCAGGCGCATTAAACCCAGTTGGATCAGCAACTACTGCTGCATACAACACTGGTCAAGGTATGGTAACAGGAGACTCTGAGGCACTCGGAGATTCTGCTGCTAACGCCTTCAACGAAATGGCATTCAGTATTGAGAAAGTTACTGTGACTGCGAAGTCCAGAGCACTCAAAGCTGAGTACAGTTTAGAATTGGCTCAAGACCTTAAGGCAATTCACGGATTAAACGCTGAGTCTGAACTCGCAAATATCCTTTCAACAGAGATACTTGCAGAGATCAACAGAGAAGTTATCCGTACTATCTACAAGGTCGCAGAACAAGGTGCAACAATCAACACTGCAACCGCTGGAACGTTCGACTTAGACACCGACAGTAATGGTCGTTGGTCAGTTGAGAAGTTCAAAGGACTTCTATTCCAGATCGAAAGAGATGCGAACCAAATCGCACAAAGAACTCGTCGCGGAAAGGGCAACGTAGTTCTATGCTCTGCTGACGTTGCTTCCGCCCTTACAATGGCTGGAATCCTAGATTACACCCCTGCACTTAACGCTAACTTAAACGTTGATGACACTGGTAATACATTTGCTGGTACATTAGCTGGTAAGTACAAAGTTTACATCGACCCATTCGCTGCAAACAACAGTGCTGATCAGTACTACGTTGTAGGTTACAAGGGTACTAACCCTTACGACGCTGGATTATTCTACTGCCCATATGTACCACTACAGATGGTAAGAGCAGTGGGACAAGACACCTTCCAACCAAAAATTGGCTTTAAGACTCGTTACGGAATCGTTGCAAACCCATTTGCAGAAGGTAACGTAACTAATCAAGGTCTTGGAAGACTTCTTTCCAACGCTAACCGTTACTACAGGAGAGTTAAGGTTTCTAACCTTATGTAATTCAAGTATTACAATCCTTTCAAAGAGACCCATTTGGGTCTCTTTTTTTATGCCTATATAATACACAGTACATAATGTGGTATTATGAACAGATGGAAATGGATATCATTTGGTGTTGTTGGTAGTCTTTTTGCAGTGTCACACATCGGAATGATAGGTTATATAGCTACTAGAGAGAAAAGTAAAATACCAAATATCAATGTGCCAGTAGGGCCATA